AAATAATACTAGTGCTATCTAAAGCAAAGAATTCATTTTTATAAGTATGTGCCATTACTCAACGCTTTCTTTAAATCCATCTTTAAGATTTTTATGAAATTCATATAATGCATTATGCTCACAATTTGCACATTTACAAGTTACACACTGGCCATTGTTTCCACAATGACATTCGTGTTCACAATATTTGCACTGTCCTACGCTAGAAACCATGCTACTACCTCCTGATTTTCATCGTTATGATATCGTATTAGTTGATTCGCAATATCTTCAATAACTAGCTGAAAGTTAGCTTGGTTATCTATATCTTGATAGATGTATTCTAAGTCTATCTTACTTGCCATCTCTAAGCTCTTTATTAAGTTTCTTTCTTACCATTTCAACATAAGGCTCCCAATCTTCGTCACTACCTGTTTCAAAATCACCAAATTCTATGTCATTAATCCACATTCTATGATCTGAAGTTTTTAAAGTATAAACTGGTTCTACTTTATCAGTAAGTACACCATGTTTACTATCTTCTACTGCCACAAATTCGTTATCTTCTACAACCCAATGTGATCCCGATACTAATACATCTTTGTAATTATAAATAGTTTCTGGTAATGCTTGCATTGTCATCAAAACAATACCACCTTTAGTATTGTCTCCTAACTCAACAGTGCTTATTTCTTTTTGAGTACCGTCAGCCATTTGTAACATAGTACCTTTGACAAAACAAGTGTTACCGCTAGGGCCAGAGGCACCGTTACCACCGCCAGGTGTAGTTCTACCTCTAAATGATTCACGATTAACGTCTTGTTCATTAAAACCATAACCTGGTGCTAGACCTGTACCCTCACCAGCAGTAGTAGTAGTAGTTTTTTTCTTTGGTTTATAGCCAAATAATCCCTCAATAAACTTACCGAAATGAAATTTATCTGGCTGGTCAAAGTCTTTATTTACACGAGCTTGTTCTCTAACATTTGCAGTTACTTCATTATAGGCTTCTGGACTAATAGCTTTCATACGATTAAGTGTATCTTGATAAGTTGACTCACCCAATAGACCACCTATAGTAGCGTTGTCAAAATAACCTGATAATGTTTTAGCTATCGTAGCATCTAAACCATCTAATGCTTCTACTTCACCAGTTTCTCTATTAACTCTATAAGCTGTTCCATTAACTACTTCATGTGTATCTCTTACACTAGAGCCTTGATCTTTATCTCTACCTTCAGCACCACCTGGCACTCGAATATTTGAACCTAAAAAACCGTTAATAATATTGTTAATGCCACCAGTTGTGCTAGTATCACCGTATTGGTTAAATTGACCTGGAGTGTACCCACCTGGTGTATAAGAACCAGGATTATTACCAATATTAATTGGTAAGTTTATACCTCGACTAGCTCCTGGTAATCCTCCAAAACCACCGCTACCATAATTGCCACCAAAAGGTGTTGGTTGACCCATGCCAAAAGGCATTTGAAACTGATTACCTACAAATCTATTTTGTGGTACATTATTTACTACAGGTGGTTGTAAAGCTGTTACTTGATTTTGTAATAATCCAGACGATTGTTGTAATTGATCTAGGAATGAATTAGCAACAGGCATTTGATTTTGCACAGGTTGTTGCATTGGAGGTTGAAACATTTGATTTTGCATTAATTCATTAGGTACTGGAGGTAAATTAAATCCTTGGTCTGGTAAAATATTTCCAAATGTAGGCCCTCCTGTTCCAAATCTAGGATCTGGTAGAGGTGTAAATCTAAAATCATAATTTGCTACAGGTGAAACAGGCGGTGTTGGTGTGTTTGCTGGGTCAGGTATTATACCTTCACCTATAAGTTTTGGTATACGATTTATGTCAATTTTTCTTGATCCATCAAGATTTGTAATACCTGATTGAAAGAGCATTTGTCGTCTTGTTACCATTATCTGTATCCTTCTTTGATTGCTTCTATATCAATTCCTTGAGCATCATTCCACGTGGTAGATGCAGGAACTTGTAAGTTAAATTTAAAATATCTTGCACTTTTGTGAAACGGTATGGTTCCTGTGTTGTGCATAGTGTTTTCTACGGTAGTAAAATTAGTATCAGCTACTCGGTTTCTAAATGTTAATGACCCCGTAGCAGAGTCAGTATCAACAATAGGTCTTACGTGTGTTACTAGAGATCTATTCATAGGAAATATTTCTGTCTCGCCAGTACCTATTTCAGCCTTTAACGTATTGCCTTGAAATGCTCCTAAGAAATGCGTAGTGCCAAACACACCAAATGATCTTAAGCCACCTAACCAAAAAGCACTATCTAAAGTAATATCGATAGCATCAATATCATCTGCACCTGAGGTTGGATAGTCATCTAGTTCTTCTAAAGTGTAACCAGCAGATATGTAATCAAAAATAATCTCGTGATCTATTTCAACGATTGACCATCTGTTACTTTCATAATGATAGATAATAATTTTATCATTCTGTGTACCTGCATTAGTTCCTGTAGCAGAAGGATAAGACCAACAAACTAATTTATTTTCGTGATCGACTGATGCTCTGACTCTTTCTCGTAATGCAGTTTTAAGGTCATTGAAAAAGAAACGATCTACTTTACCATTACCAATAGGCTTTGAAGTGTTGCCATCAGTAACATAGAAACCATCTTCAGATAAGAAATATACTAAGTTTCCTACTTTAACTACAGACTTACCTTGTACTGCACCTCTATTATCTTCAATACGTCTAAAAGAAAATATAACATTACCACCTCTATAGTCCATACGAGTGATTCTGTTTTCTTGAAAGATCAAACCGTATTGTCCACCAGTCATGCCAGTAATAGCACCACCTTCAGGTAAGGTTTCTGTATCAGATTGATTAACACCTGCAGTCCAAGCTGTAGCACTGTTTACCGATGCCCACGCTACTTTGTTTTGTGCGTCTGGTTGATTGCCTGTAACAACAAAATTATTAATTACTGCAGCATGTCTAAATATAGGTGGTGATCCAGCTAAGGCAGCAAAGTCAGTAGATGAATCTAATGTCCATGCTTGAGTGGCATCATCACCATTAAAAGCTATAACAACTTCACCAAATTTAATAAAATCCCAGTATGCATCTGCAGAGAAAGAAAATGTAGTACCACCACTTTCATCAACAAAAGAGTTAGAAGTTAGTTTATATAACTTAGTAGCATCACCTGCAAATATAGATACAACACCACTATCAGATTTAAATGCACCTGCTCCTTGGCATCTAGCATCTAAACCGTTACCACTGGCATTAACAATAGCTCGCCATGGTCTGTAACTGTTTACAGCAGGATATACGTTTTTAGCTTGCGTTGAACCAGGGTTTACGTGATCTGGTAGGTCAGGAAGCCACTCTCCAAAAGGTACTTGCATTATTTTACGTTATCAAAATTGTTAATATTTATATCGCTTCTTTGTATCAATGGAGTACCATTGTATTTATCTTTTTCATCAGCTTGTTCTACTTGTTGTAAAGCTGACTCATATTGTGTTTTAAATTGTCCAACAGTCATTTGATCCATACCACGAATAAATGTACTAGCAAAATATAACGCACCATACAGATATACGTCAGGATGATTAGTTAGTATTGCATTGGTTGTAGTTGATTCATCAAGGCTATCAAATGCCTTATAATATACTAAGTTACCTGTGTAGGTACTATCAGGTATAGGACTAAATCTAAAATTAGTTCCTTCTATTGAGTAGGCTTTTGGCAGTCCAGAAGTTGATGAACCTCTAGTATCGTATTGGTGAAACGGTGTTAAAAGCTGTAACGGTATTTTAGTAGCAGTGTTTAAAAAAAAACTACGTATTTGCAAGAACCCAGTAGGTAGAGCTTTAGTTTCTGCATCTATCGTAAATGCAGTATCAACAGTTTCCATTGCTCGTACTCTTAACCTACGATTAAAGTCTGCTTCAGTTAGATCTATAAAGTCATCAATCTCTGTAGTTAAGTCATCACGTGCTAAGAAGTTAGCAATACTAGTTTTTAAGTTACTGTAATTATCTAAAGCCATTATAGTCTCTTTTCTCCAACCCTAAAGTTTTGAAATTCATTACTGTTAACCATATTTTTTATTAACTCACGTTGAGTTTCTTTATGTAATTGATGCCAGTTAGAATGTCCAAAAAGTTGTTTAGTCTTTATTTGTAATGCAATTAAGGGTATCTGTGCAATACGTTGAAACTCACCTTTTTGTTCTAATGATCTATGATTACGAGCAATCTTATTTTGTTCTAATATGTTGGTAGTGTCTTGAGTTTTTTTAACAACCAATTTATGGGTTGACTCATCTACATAAACATCTTTGTTTTGTGAATTATAAACTTCATTTGTCATATTATAATTCCGTTACGTCAACATCATACGCATCAACTAGAACTCTCCAACCATACGTATCATTATAAAACACTAAACCAATACCAGTGTTTTGTGTAGTAATTGTAAGGTCAGCATCAGCTCCTTGTATCTTCTTTGAGTTTCTGCCAATAGTTAAATTGTTTGAGTCAAATGATGCAGTTGCGTCAAGTACATGAACTTCATCACCAGCACTAGGACTAGCAGGAAGTGTAATTGTAAACGCACCACCTGAAGTATCACATAATATTTTATCGCCAGCAACAGCCGTATAGGTACCAGTTTTAGTTAAATTATAATTAATATGTGATTTAGTATTTAGCTGTGTTTGAATAGCTGATGTTACTCCACTTACATAACCTAGTTCTGTGTCTGTAGTAGCAGATACTGCAATTTTTTGTGAACCATTAGATATAACTGCTCTACTTGCAGTTAAAGATTCTGTATCAATAGTTGTTGCAGATCCAGTTATAGTAGCTTGTTTTGCATCAAGTTGAGTTTGAATAGCACTAGTAACACCATCAACATAATTTAATTCAGTAGTAGAGAGTGTAGCTCCATCTAGTATTTCTAATTCAGTTTCATTGATAGATGCACTACC